GTGTAGAAGGACAAAAGAGTGCTGATACATTTACTCATTGGGACCACTGGACTCGAACAGATGACGTGATTCCTTTTCCCAAGATGCTGCACTCTATATCTCACCCACACAAATGGATCAACTGTGAGTTCATAGGTGGCAAACTGATTGAAGTGCATCTTAGACGCAATGACGATTTCGACGAATACACTGAACATTTTGTCCCAGTGTGGGAAGGCGAAGACACTACTCCTCCTGATGGATACACATATCGTGAATACCCGGATGTACATGGCAGAATTGGTGCTTTTGTAAAATAAAACAATGCATAGATACAGTGTCAGTTACTGACTTGCAAGGTAAAAGCAAAAGAATAAGTAAATCTGAATATAATAGTACAGACAAGTCATCGCCGCTAAATACATTGGAATACATTTCGGTCTCTTCGAAAGAATCTAAGAGAAGGAAACAACAGAACACACTACCTTAGGACCGTTATTGCTTGCAATAACCTTTCGGTGTGCGCCGGCTGCTGGCGCAATAGATCGAATTCGCTATTTGATTTATTGGAAGTGAGCACTTTTTCCCTTGACATACTCAATTAATCCGTGTAAAATTACATTTTTAGGAATAAACATGTCTGACTATAATCGCACTTTCAGCGGCGAAGCCAAAAACAAACTTACCCAGCTAATCAATGAGGGTATGACTGTTATGCAGGAAATCGAAGACTTAAACGCAGGTTTAAGCGATACCATCAAAGCAGTAGCTGAGGAACTAGAGATCAAACCTGCAACATTGAAAAAAGCAGTCAGGATTGCACACAAAGCCAAATTAGGCGAAACCAATCGTGACCATGATGAATTGAATACTATTTTGGAAACTGTCGGCAAGACACTTTGATCAGTATAGTACTTGGTATTATTGGCTTTATTAAAGCTGATTATCGTGCATGGCCTTTGAGATTCGTACTCGAAGTCACTGCATGGTTGGCAAGTATTGGTTGTAGTATTACCATGGCAGCTACACTGCCCAATCCGCCATTCTTAATACTCTATCCGATTTTTATTATACAATGTATAATTTTCGGATGGAGCGCCTGGACTCGAAAGAGTTTTGGTATGTTGAGTAACTACCTACTGCTGGTTAGCATTGACACAGTGGGCCTAATTCGTTTAATATACAACACATGAGCTTTGTAGACGCACTATTTGATAGACAAAAAGACAGAATACATATTGTTGAACGTATTGACGGAGAACGTCGATATCAGGAATTTCCTGCCAACTACGTATTCTATTACGATGATCCAAAAGGCAAACATCGTACAATTTATGGTACACCTGTAACACGGTTTGCCACACGTCATGGCAAGGAATTTCAAAAAGAAGTTCGTATGCATGGCGGCACAAGACTTTGGGAAAGTGATATTAAGCCGGTATTTAGATGTTTGGAAGACAACTACTCGGGCGCTGAGCCGCCTAAGTTGCAGACTGCTTTCTTCGATATTGAGGTTGACTTTGATCCGTTAAAAGGCTTTGCTAGACCTGAAGATCCGTTTAACCCCATTACTGCGATATCTGTTTACTTAGACTGGATGGAGAAACTAATTACATTGGTTATTCCTCCCAAGAGCATGAGCTGGGAAACTGCCGAAGAGATTTGTAAACAACATAGTGATTGCTTTTTGTTTGAAAAAGAATCTGATCTACTGGATACTTTCTTAAACTTAATTGATGATGCAGACATTTTGAGCGGCTGGAACAGCGAGGGTTTCGACATCCCTTATACCGTTGGTCGTATTACTCGTGTGTTGAGTAAAGATGACACACGTCGCCTTTGTCTGTGGGGGCAGTTTCCCAAGCAACGAGAATTTGAACGTTTCGGTGCCACCAACGTAACATTTGACTTGATTGGTAGAGTGCATTTGGACTATATGCAACTTTATCGCAAGTATACATATGAAGAACGGCATAGTTATGCACTAGACGCCATTGGAGAATACGAACTCAATGAACGCAAGACCGCATATGAAGGAACATTAGATCAGTTATATAATCGAGACTTTGATACGTTTATCGAATATAACAGACAAGATACTCGACTGTTGGCAAAGATGGATAAGAAACTCCGCTTTCTAGATTTGGCCAACACCATTGCACACGACAACACAGTGTTGTTGCAGACAACAATGGGAGCAGTAGCAACCACGGAGCAGGCAATTATTAATGAAGCACACAGTCAAGGATTGGTCGTACCTAACAGGAAACCCAGAAGCGAAGATGACACAGAAACACAAGCGGCAGGTGCCTATGTTGCTTATCCCAAAACAGGTATGCACGAATGGATCGGAGCAATTGACATTAACTCGCTCTATCCCTCAGCTATTCGTGCACTCAACATGGGCCCAGAAACAGTTGTAGGTCAATTCCGTCCAATAATGACGGATAGGTATATTAAAGAGAAGATGGATTCAGGATCCAGCTTTGCGGCAGCATGGGAAGGTTTGTTTGGCTGTTTTGAATATGAAGCAGTTATGAAAGGTGACCCTGGTGTAGAGCTTACGTTGGATTGGGAGCAGGACGGCACTAGTGATGTGATAAGTGCCGCGGACGCTTGGCGTTTGATATTTGACAGCAATAAACCTTGGGTGTTGAGTGCTAACGGTACAATCTTTACTACAGAACGCAAAGGTATTATCCCTGGCTTGTTGGAACGTTGGTATGCTGAACGTAAAGTAATGCAGGCTAAACTTAAAGACTGTATTGCCCAAGGTAAAGAAGCAGAGGTTGAATACTGGGACAAGCGACAACTAGTTAAGAAGATTAATCTGAACAGTTTGTACGGTGCTATTCTTAACGCTGGCTGTAGATTCTTTGACCATCGAATTGGACAGAGTACTACTCTAGTAGGAAGGGCTATTGCCAAACATATGGATAGTTTTGTAAACGAAGCCATCACAGGCGAGTATGATCACACAGGCAAAAGTGTTATCTATGGTGACACTGACTCTGTTTACTTTAGTGCGTGGCCCGCTGTGAAAGACGATGTGGAAGCCGGGCGTATGGAATGGAATAAAGATATCTGTATCCAAGTCTACGACACCATTGCAGATCAAGTTAACGAAAGTTTCCCTGCGTTTATGGAACGTGCTTTTCATTGCCCCAGAAAAAATGGTGAAATCATCAAAGGCGGGCGAGAGATTGTGGCCCAAAGCGGATTGTTTATCAAGAAGAAACGTTATGCTGTGTTAATCTATGACAAAGAAGGCAAGCGTAAAGACGTAAAAGGCAAGCCGGGCGAAGTAAAAGCAATGGGGTTGGATTTGAAGCGCAGTGATACTCCTAAGATTGTGCAGGACTTTTTAAGTAGCATTCTAATAGAAGTATTAACTGGATCTCAGCGTGATCATATTATTGAACGTGTTCGTGAATTTAAATATATATTCCAAGATAGACCAGCTTGGGAGAAAGGTACGCCTAAGCGCGTCAACAACTTGACCAAGTATTCTGCTGCTGAGAGAAAAGAAGGCAGGGCAAATATGCCAGGACACGTTCGTGCTGCAATGAACTGGAATAACTTGCGGCGCATGCACGGCGACAACTACAGCACTAACATCATGGATGGTATGAAAGTTATTGTGTGTAAACTCAAAGACAACCCACTGGGATACACTAGTGTTGCGTACCCTACAGATGAAACACACATCCCTGCGTGGTTTAAAGACTTGCCGTTTGACGACAGTTTAATGGAAGCAGGAATAGTAGATCAGAAGGTAGAGAACTTGTTGGGTGTTTTGGAATGGCAAATTTCCGAAAACACAGATATCAATAGTACATTTAACACATTGTTTAGTTTTGAATAAAATAATACCATTAGTTAATGTCAATAGTTCTACGTACAAACGCAACACTTTTAGTAGCACGGATATAGCAAAAGACCACCGCTGGACTTTTGATCAGCGTGAGATGAACTTTGACAAAGACTTAGGGTTAGTAGGCAAGTATTGTTATCATCCGTTTAATACCATAACTGTGGACGGATTTGGTGATGTGTATGCCTGCATCTGCCAGGCCTGGTTACCCATTAGCTTAGGTAAAATTTGGGAATTCGACAGCCTGCAGGCTATTGTGCAAAGCCCACGGGCCAGGGAGATACAGGCCAGCATATTGGACGGTAGTTATAGATACTGCGACCACAACACTTGTAGCATTATCCAAGAAGGCGAATTAGAAAACAAAATAGACCACAGGCCCGATACTGTTAACTGGATTAACTTTGCCATAGACAGCAGTTGTAATCTAACTTGTCCCAGTTGTCGTAAAGATTTCACATTCATCAACAAAGGCCCAGAATACGACCGCAGGATCCGCATTGCGGAACATTTGGCATTGTTGATCAACAATCATGATCACTGGATTAAGTTTACACTAAGTGGTGACGGTGACCCATTTGCCAGTCTGGTGTATAGACATTTACTCAGTTTATTAAATCTAAATAACAATGACGTCGAAGTAGAATTGATAACCAACGGTATATTAGCAAAAGCGCATTGGCACAAACTAGAAGGCATTCATAAGAAATTAGTAAGAACAAAAATCAGTTTCGATGCGGGCACTAAGGAAACATATAAAGTAACTCGACGAGGCGGAGACTGGGACAAACTAATAGAAAATGTAGAATTTCTGGTTAAATGGAAACAAAAAACATACAGTGATATGACAATTACTGCAAACTTTGTAGTGCAAACTCAAAATTATGTTGAAATGGTAGAGTATGTTAGGTTGTGCGATGAGTTGGGCATTGATGAAATTAATTTTCAAAAGATTGTAGATTGGGGCACATTCGACAATTTTGATGCAGAAGCTGTATGGAAAAAAACACATCCGGAATACAAATTTTTCCTAAATATTCTTCGTAGTCTAAATAATAGTAAAATAAACTATACGAATTTAACAGAATTAAGATATGAAAGTAAGTGAACTGGTACATCTGAGTTGTCAACTCAAAGAGTTTTCTTTGGATAATCTATTGAACGAATTATCCAACATAAAGGTCAAAGTGGACGGGATGAATAGTATCAGCGAAGGCCATGCGTCTAATATTGCTGGAAAATTACAAGAACTACAGCAGATAACCGAGGATTTACAGACGCTGTGTGCAGCCACTTTGAATAGTGTAGACGCTGAAGTAATTGACAAGTCTAAACCTCTATTTGACAGAGTATATAAAAGATCAAGTCCAGATCACGAAAGAGCAAATTTAATTTCCACACTGTCCGATCGATCGAAAGATGAAATTGCTATCAGAGCAAGTAGATATACATCATGGCAACATCCAGTATTGGAAATAGGTCCTGGAGATGGCAGATGGACCAATGCATTGGTCGCAGGTGATCCTCTTTATCTAGTGGACATATACCAAGAATTCTTAGATTCGACAACCAAACAGTTTAACGAAGTCTATAGGAGAAAAGTCAGATGTTACCTGACAGGCAAGGACGCCCACAAAACTGAAGTCGATCTTAGTGCATTACCCAAGCATCAATTTGGATTTATTTTTGCATGGGAAGTATTTGACTATCTTCCCAATCAGTTTGTTGAAGAATACTTAAAACAATGCTATGAGCTATTGAAGCCTGGCGGAGTTATGATGTTTAGTTACAATAATTGCGAGGAACATCATTGTGCAGATTTTGGTGAAAATCAATTTAAACATTGGATGCCTAAATGGTTTCTGCTGGACATGATTAAACGACAGTTTTTCGAAGTTATTGTTGCCATGTCATCCGAAGACACTGTGCATTGGATAGAAATTAAAAAACCTGGCACACTGACATCCATAGTCACTAGTCAAACTTTGGCACAAATACTTCCGCGGCCTGGATACAAAAACGTTGACATCGTGCCTGAAAGAACATATAATAAACAACAAATTGGCAGACTCAAGCAAATTGCTATACAAATGAAATTAGATGCAACTGATAACATTATGCTTGATAACCACACCCCACATCAACTATCATTAATGATTGAAAAAGCAAGGAACAAAAGATGAAAGACCATTTACAAGATATCGTACAACATACACACGGACTAGGAGTTATTGACCTAGTTAAGATTGTGGGCACAACCAGCGAAACTAATTTGGAAGCAATTTCCGAAGACCGTAGCGTAATTGTGCAGGCAAAATTTAAAGGTGTAGTAGCAGACTTAATCGGAACATTCGGTATGCCTAACTTGGGCAAATTGAATACTATTCTTAATATTCCAGAATATCGCGAAGATGCCAACATCACAATTGCCCGCCAAGATAAAGATGGCGAAGCTCGCCCAGTCGGCGTTAACTTTATTAACAAAGTAGGCGACTTTAAAAATAACTATCGTTTTATGAGTGCAGAAATTGTCAATGACAAACTCAAAGCAGTTAAATTTAAAGGCGTTAAATGGAATGTGGATATTGTGCCCAGCGTTGCCAGCATCCAGCGTTTGAAATTTCAAGCAAGCGCAAACAGTGAAGAAAACACTTTTATTGCCAAAACAGAAGGCACTGAACTTAAATTCTTCTTTGGCGATCATAGTAGCCATGCTGGTAACTTTGTTTTCCAATCAGATGTTGCAGGTACATTAACTAAAGCGTGGGCATGGCCCGTGACAGTTGTTATTAGCATACTAAGTTTGCCAGGTGACAAGACTTTCAAAATCAGTGATGAAGGCGCCGCAATGATCACCGTTGACAGCGGTATTGCTGAATACAGTTACATTATCCCAGCACAAACAAAGTAATGAACTACAATAGTTTAATAACTATACGAGTTTTAGAAACCGAACTATCAATATTGAAAAGTAAAATTATGCCTGAAGATTGTGGGCATATTTTTACTACTATCAGTGTGATTAAAGACAGAATACAGGAAATAGAGCAGATGTTAACCCCAGAAGAAAAGACCTGGTATACTCTTAATAAGAATATTTAAATTATGGCAACCACAGACGATCTAACAAGTAAACAAAAAGACTACGCAGTATTTTTACCTGCATTAAGTAGTTTCTATGCCCGTGATGTTAGTAAGCAACAATTAGATCCTAACTATATCGACCCTGCGCGAGTTCCGCAAGACTTTGAACATGGAGTTGAAGGGTTAAACTGGATGAATAAAAATGAAGGTTACTTTACCTATCATTGGAATTTGTATTCAGCAGGACACGCAGACTTGAATGTTAACAAGACCGAGGGACGTGACGACATGGTGCGTAAGCGTGATAGAAAAAATGCTTTCGTATTAGGCGACTCGGGTGGTTTCCAGATTGGCAAGGGCGTGTGGGAAGGTGATTGGAAAGATCCCAACTGTCCTAAAGCTCAAAAGAAACGTGAGCAAGTTCTTGCGTGGATGGATGCTTATATGGACAGGGGAATGATCCTTGATATTCCAGCGTGGGTTGTGCGAAGTCCAGCTGGCCAAGCAGCAACTGGTATCACCACCTATGCAGAAGCAGTGGCAGGAACAAGTATCAATAATGATTACTTTATGCAGAACCGTAATGGTAACTGCAAGTTCCTGAACGTGCTGCAAGGCGAAACACACGCAGAAGCCGACGACTGGTACGAGCAGATGAAACACTACTGCGACCCTAAGAAACACGCACAACCATTTGAAGGTTGGTCGATGGGTGGGCAGAACATGTGTGACATCCATTTGGCACTAAAGCGTCTGATTGCGTTACGTTTTGACGGTTTATTAGAGCAGGGTTTGCATGATTGGATGCACTTCTTGGGCACTAGTAAACTGGAATGGGCTACTTTGTTGACAGATGTGCAACGTGCTGTTCGTAAGTATCATAACCCAGACTTTACAATTAGTTTTGACTGTGCAAGTCCGTTCCTTGCCACTGCTAACGGACAGATTTATTACGACACTACAATGAAAGATCGTAGTAAGTGGAGTTACCAGATGCAGGCTAGCGTGGATAACAAAAAGTACTCCAATGATTTCCGTACATTCCGTGATGCTGTATTACAAGACAACGTCTTTGACACATTCCTAGAAAGTCCGATCAGTGAACGACTAAAGATCAAAGATGTCTGCATCTATGCGCCGGGCGACTTAAACAAGATTGGCAAAGAAGGGCGCACCAGCTGGGACTCATTTAGTTACACACTGCAAATGGGACACAATGTATGGACACACCTTTATGCTGTGCAAGAAGCCAATCGTCAGTATGATGCAGGACGATACCCGGAGATGTTGGTGGCAAGTACCTCTGGTAAGAACAATTTCAGAACATACGATAGAAACTATTTCCGTGATATTGTGGATGCTATCTTTGCTACCAGTGACAGAGGCAAAGCAGAAGAACTGTTAGAGCACTACACACGTTATTGGTTGAGTATTGTAGGCACACGCGGTGCAGTAGGTAAAAAGACTGTTAACGGTAAAACACAATTCTTTAACTTATTCGAAACCCAAGAGCCAGAGGAGCATAATCGAGACGACAGTGGATTAGACGAATCTAAATTGGATGAATTAGAAAACGATGACTGATGAAGAATTTAAAGAAACACCGCAATATAAACAGTTAAGCGGTGCATCAGTTGAACAAGGTAAAGCAGAAGTAATTGCAATTTTCCCTACTCCGGTGTACGTTCAACAAAACGCAACAGAAGACGATGATGTAAAAAATTTACGCGACATTGATCTATTGCCGGAACACGACTTTACTGCCAACTACGGTTATCAAAGTGCAAATAATTCTATATTAAATTTGCCTGAAAACAGTAAGTTACGGGAAAAGATAAAATATTACATCAATGACTTTGCCAACAATGCATTGGGGTTTGCAGGCGAATACGAAATTACACAAAGTTGGGTTAGTATCAAGAAACCTTTTCAAATGCATTACCCGCATATACACCCTAACAGTATTATCAGCGGTGTGTTGTATTTTGATAATGTAGCCGGCGCAGAAAGCATTGTTTTCCACAAAAACATCGACGCAACTGATTATGTAATGCGGCCTGCATTAAATCGCACAATTGACACAGTCTTTAAGCATGCTGAAACATCGTTAGCTGTTGAAAATCATATGCTAGTATTATTTCCCAGCTATTTAAAGCACGGTGTTATGACCAATAAGAGCGAAGTGAATAGGTATAGTTTGGCGTTTAACGCTGTGCCTAAATATCAGTTGGGACTTCAAAATGATTTAACCCAATTAGAAATGCCGGGAAACTTTGACAAATAAACAACAACTTGCTATAATTACTTTATAATTACTTTTGCGAGCAATCAATGAAAATGATAATAGTTAGTCTTTTGTGTTGGAATCTCAGCGGGTGTGCTGTCATTGCTGTGGCAGATGCAGGTGTTACTGTTGTTGCCACAGGAGTTAAAATCACTGCCAAAGCAGTTGGCGCAGTTGCTGATGCCGTTATACCTGATTAAGATCAACATAGGATAATCGAAATAATGAAAAGTTTAATTGTAGGAATGGGGATAGGCAATTTATACCGAGATGTGCTAATTAAAATCGGTGCGGAAGTTGTAACAGTTGATACCAATCTAGAATCTGGAGCAGATTACACATCAATTGATGATGCAATTATTGCTCATGTATTTTTTGACACAGTACATATTTGTACTCCGAACTTTACACATTTCTCAATTGCCAACACATTAGCGCCTTATGCTAAAATAGTATTTGTAGAAAAACCAGGAGTTTTAAACTCTGACATGTGGATGACTTTAATTCATACACACAAGTTAACTCGCTTTATGATGGTTAAAAATAATCAATGGAGATCAGAGTTTGGTGCATATCAACAATTGGCAGAGGCAGCCGATGTAGTCAGACTCAAGTGGATAAATGCCAATCGAGTGCCTAAGCCTGGTAGTTGGTTTACAACAAAAAAATTGGCATATGGTGGTGTTAGCAGAGACTTAATGCCGCACCTACTGAGTTACTTTACTGCATTTTATCCAGACTTTTTATCACAATCACATATGGTGGGGAAATCAGTGATGCAACGATGGACGCTGGCAGACTTAGTAGATAGTGATTACGGCGAAGTGCTGGCCGGCGGTGTGTACGATGTAGATGATCGTGCAGAACTAGAGTACACATACAAAGAAAAAAAGATTTTCTTTGTTGCAGATTGGCGTAGCGATGCATCAACTGACATTGGCCTAGAATTTATTATCAATGGCGGCCCTACATTTACTTTCGAATTAGAGTTATGTCCTGAAGAAGCATATGAAAATATGATTAAAGATGCGTGGGCAAATCTGAATAACAGTGATTTTTGGAAACAACAAATCATACAAGACGTGTGGATACATGACATAATGGATGTATTATGACTGAAAAATGTAAATTAACCTGCACATCCAATGGCATCACAATGGATGCTGATGTAATGAGCTTTAGTGAAGGCAACTTCCTAACAGTTGCTATTGCTGAAATGAAAGTCAGTATGAACTTCAATGGTAAACTATATGAAGGCAAAGCTGCTGGCATGGACTTTACAAGTACTGGTCCCAGAGTAACTAAACCCTACACATACACACGATGAACACATTGATATTACAAACAACTGGCGCGGGTTATTTCTCTGAGACAATATATCAGGTACCCTGGATGTCTGCCACTGACATTCGGGTACGTGCAGTTATGACTGGCGTGTGCCGCAGTGACATTGACATGATGCAGGGTAACTTTGGTCCACTACCATTGAATATGCAGGGGCACGAAGGATTAGGGCAAGTAATCGCATTGGGCACAGACGTCACCGATGTTGTGATAGGCGATTATGTTGCTACACGCGGCGAACCTGCTTACGCGGGCTATTATAATGTACGCAAGAACGAATATGTCAAGGTACCAGAAGCTGCGCCTAAATACATTCTAGAACCTGTTGCTTGTGCGTTAAATATTGGTTTTAAATCACAATCTGGCGCAACATTGATTATTGGTTCAGGATTTCTGTCACACGTGATTGCACAGTACTTGAAAACTCCATCAATAACGAAAGTAACCACAATTGATGTAGTAGGCGGCAGTAATCGTGCTGAGTGGGATTCGATTAACATTCAATTGTTGTCTTCTATCCCTGACAAAAAGTATGACAACGTCATTGTATTAAATGGTACGATTGATTTTAACCAAGCACTCGACTTGTGTAATGACAATGCCAGACTTTTAATTGGTTGTCCACTAAAGGAATCAACAACTGATTTTCAGCAAGCACTTTGGAAGAACATCACAATCGAATGTCCTAGTCCGCGTGATCCTGATTTTATCGAATGTATGTGGGAAGCAGGCAATCGAATCGAAAAGGGCGAACTAGTAGTTGACAAATTCTGGACAAAAGCATATAATAGAACTAACGAGTGGCAACAGGCATTCGAGGATGGCGTAAACCGCCCTGCTGGTTACAGCAGAGGCTACATATATTGGTAAGTCAGGTGAGGATTTTAATCGTTGGAGATAGTTTTGCTGTACCAGTCCACAAAGATTCGTGGTCAGTGAAACTGTCTACTATGTACAATACTGTTAATCTTAGTCAGGCAGGATGCACAGAGTATCATATTATGAAACAGTTGGAGTCAATTGACGTCAAAGATTTTAATTTTATTATTGTATGCCATACTAGTCCTTATAGGATATATGTTCCTCAACATCCGATTCATACGGAAGGAATGCATAAAGATGCAGGCTTGTTACTGAACGATATTGAATATCATGGTAAACTTATTAGAAATTGGTTTAACAAAAGTTTACACGCTGCCCGGAATTTTATTAAGTATCATTATAGTGAACAATATCAATTGGACATCTATAACTTGATTAAAAATAAAATTTCTAATATAATAACAACACACAATAGAATTGAGATGTCATGGTGGGAAGATGATGATGTTGGTTTGCAACAATTACTGTCGCACTACCCCGGCACAATTAATCATCTGACTATGGCGGCAAATCAAATTTTACTAGAACAAATTTTAGAAAAGATAAAACATGACACTTGATACCAACAATCGAAAAATGGTCACCTACTTCATCGGCACAGAAGTAGAAAATACCATTATGAAAAATGAGAAAACTTTGTTTATTGTAGGTGTGCAGCCTGTAGACAAAATTATCGAACTGGCATCACAGCACGAAATCCAGCACTTGTACTTTGGTACAAGCCAAAGTTTTCATCCTACAAACCCATTTGAATGGGCCCAATGGGATGATATGATTAAACCATTGTTGACAAAAGATTATTATGTTACACTAGACTTTGGTGTAGAATATGCAGTAGATTTACACGAATATTCCTGGTGTGAGTACAAAACATTTATTCCCATGATTAGTGTTAAGCTGCCAAATATTGGACTATATAATTATCATGCCACTCTAAAAATTGATGACAACACCTGGGGAGATACTAATCCAGGTGTATGGTGCCATCCATTGAATGAGTTACTTAAACGAGAAGTCTACACTGATTGGAAAGATTATGTGGGCGATACTGTATTAGACGATCAATGAAAAAATCTAAATACGAACTCACTCCACATGATAGACTTAAATCGCAATTTAAAACAGATGGCATGGGTAGATATAAAACAGCAGACGCAATGGCAGTCGCCTGCCAAATTGACGACGAACGAAAAAGATTAGCCAGACAAGTCGCTAAATTAAAACACGAAATCAAAATTATAAAACAGTTTCAGCGTGAAGAATTAAGACGAGAAGAGTTGGCAATATTCACAGAAAACATATCCAAGAAGTAATATTATGGAACAACGACAACAAGCATTAGCAGAACAACAAGAACGCATCATGTCAACAGCAGAGCGTAAAATTTGGGTAACTTTCCGTAAGGAAGGCACTCATAGGTATCCCGGAGCAGATACAGATCCTAAACTGGCAACAGGCGGGTGGGACGATGTCAGCTTCTTAGGTGTACCACATCGTCATATCTTTCACTTTCGTGTTTGGATTGATGTATTACACAACGACAGAGACATCGAGTTTATTCAGTTTAAACGCTGGATGGAACGTCTATATCAAGAAGTAGATAGCTCAACAAGTGTTTTGCAACTCGATTATAAGAGTTGTGAAATGATGTCAGACGATTTGTATGTACAAATTGCTGAAAAGTATCCGAACCGTGCTGTTTGGATCGAAGTGTCCGAAGATGGTGAAAACGGCGCATTGATTAAATATGAAACTCACCG